AAAATGGGGTTTACCATGAAGGTGGAGGCCCCTGTATACCATTTCGAGGGGATCGAGTTTTGCCAGATGCACCCCGTCCACGATGGAAAGGAGTACATTATGGTTCGAAACCCAAATATCGCCATCGCCAAGGACTCAATCTCTATCAAGCCACTTGAATCAGAACGATTATTCAAGAAGTGGCTTGGAGCAGTTGGTGAAGGCGGCCTCTCGTTGACAGGAGGGATTCCCGTAATGCAGGAATTCTATTGCTGTCTCGAGAGAGCCTCAGGTGGCCAACGTCTACGCAACGATCCAACCATGGACACCGGTTGGTGGCACCTCACGCGAGGAATGGAGAGGAAGTATCAGAAGGTTACTCAACGCGCTAGGTACAGTTTTTACCTAGCGTTTGGAATCACGCCAGACATGCAGATTCAAATTGAGAATTACTACCGTACTTTCACTCCAGTGTGGAATACACCAAGGTTGGGATATGCGAGCAAGCCCAACATTTGGATGCATTAGATGCTGCATGGGGTCTCCACTTAGCACCCAAAACGGGAAACCGTGCTAAACAAAACGCCTAGAGACTGCACGGAGTGAGCGAGAGCGTGTGAGAGATGAACAGTCCAGATGTCATCTGCATCCCATACATGACAAAATTAAATCAAAACCGTCTTGGCCGGTCATCTGCCAAGAATAAACCCCAAAACAATAACAACAACAACAACAACAATAACAGTGTGTCCCGTAGGATGCAGGTGCCCGCCCCTGTATCGATGGGCACCATGATAGCAACAACTAAACCCCAATTTCTCCCCTCCTCTGAGGGTGTGCGAATTAGACACAGGGAATATATTGCTGATATCGGTGCCATTGCCTCCTCTGCCTACGGTATAGTCAACACTGTCCAGCTCAATCCAGGGCTTGGCTCCCTAGGCCCTTGGTTGGCCCTGATAGCACAGAACTTTGAGATGTACCACATCAATAGTCTCAAATTCCATTTCGTGAGCTCAGCGCCAACTACAACCCAGGGGACGTTTTACATGGCCATTGATTATGACGCCGCTGATGCTGCACCAATAACCAAGGCAGCCATGTTGAGCAACCAATCTGCAATTGGAACAAGTATCTGG